CGTCATCTGCGGTGAAAGTGTTTATTTCATTGGTTGTGCTACCATCGACCTCAGTCCCTGTTATCGTTACTGTATTGCCTGCTACTGTCGTGGCGTTAATACCGCCCCCTGCTATTGTAATCCCGAGTCCAGTTGTGGCATTCAAGTCATCGCCTGTTATTATGTTCAATTCATTGGTGGTCGAGCCGTCTACTTCTGTACCTGTAACGGTTATTGTATCTCCTGCTCTTGTGGTTGCATTGATTCCGCCTCCGGCCAGTGTTATGCTCAAACCTGTTGTCGTTCCTGTATCGTCTGCTGTTATAGTGTTTATCTCATTACTGGTAGAGCCATCGACTTCGGTGCCTGTAATCGTTACGGTGTTCCCGGCTACGGTCGTGGCATTGATTCCACCGCCTGCAATCGTTATGTCCAGGCCAGTAGTTGAGTTTGTGTCATCCCCGGTTGCGGTATTGATTTCATTAGTGGTCGAGCCATCTACTTCTGTGGCGTCAAAGGTTATGGTGTCTGCGCTTTCGGTGATCGTCATTATGCCTGTGTCTGCAAAGGTAATCCCAAGGCCCTCTGTAACCTCTGCGTCAGGCGTGGTGATTGTATTAATTTCGTTTGTTATCGAGCTGTCATAATCGGTGTCTGCGATCGCTACGGCTATGGTGGTCCCGTTTGACTTGACTATGCCGTTTATGGCGGCTACTACTGGGTCTGTTTCTGCGGTTACTACTCCTGATAGGCCAGAGCCATCGCCTGTGGGTGTTAGATAGTCCACTCCTGCTGTTAGTCCGTCTTGTTTATCGTTGAATGTGTTCCAATCGGTAGAGGTTAGATATCCGTCTGCGCCTGTTGCGGCTGCTCCGAGCTTGCTCTTTATTGTTGATGTGGTTTCGTCACCTGTGTTCGCTCCTGATGTGTTGCCTATTACTATCTTTTCCGCATCTGTTACGTAATTATCGTCAGGACCTCTTATTGGTTCGTACGTTGAGGCTGCTGTTGCTGGTACAAGGTAGTCTACGTCTGCTGTAGCATTGCTTAGAACGCCTGTGGTGCCATTTACTTTCACTATGCCATCTGATAGGTCTGTCAGGGCCTGTTCGTTAGTTAGCGTGGCGTTGGCTATCTGCGTGATGTATGTTCCGTTTATCGGTGCGCCTACTATTACGCTTGCCCCTACTTCCTGGAGTACACCCTCTACGTTATCTGACGTGTAGTATCCTGCGGCATCTGTTACTCTTACGCGCTTGGCTTTTGGGTCTGCTGCATAAGAATTCGCCGCGAGTGATAAAATTGCTAATACAGTTAGTAGTTTTTTCATATTTTGATACCTGCTTTCTGTTCTAATGCGGCTACTCGTTCCTCTAATGTTTTTGCCACTGGATTATCAATCTTTAATTTAGCGATATCTAACTTATCTATCTCTTGTTGAGCGATAGCTTCATCAAGGCCTAAAATTTCCATATTATCCTTAGAACCATTAAAACCTTTAAAAGTAGGGTGCTTCTTTTTCAGTTCTGTACCTAATATGCCTAAATTATCAAACTGTTCTTGTGTAAGTTTCATTTTTCCTCCACAGTTAGAAGCCTTCTACCAATAGTTGAACCTCTTTGAAAAACGGTTCCTGTGTTATCTTTTTTCCATTGAAATTTTATTGTGTGTTCACCTGCTGCCAATACTTCAAGATGAATTTTTACGATTGGATAATAATATGTACCATTAGTGATATTTAAAGTTTGCGATGCTTTTGCTGTGCCGTCTACAAGAAATTGTATAAATGACGATCCAACATTTTCATCCATTGGTGCTTCAAATATTATTTTTACAGGTCTACCCTTTGATACAAACTTTATCTCCATATCTGTCATATCTTCGTATGATGTTGATGTTGTTGATATATCGGTTGTGCCTGTTGCAGATACTATATTTGGTGCGCCACCTTCTTTAATGTTACCAATAAATAATTTTGTTACATCAAGCACACTGGCTGTTTCGTTATAAAACCAGCCGATCTTCTTATAATAGGTATATCCTGTCGGTGTCGTGGCTGATGCAGAGAATTTGAACACCGGAGTGTTTGCTGCTGCGTCTGCTGTAGCGTAGATATAATAGTACCCCTCTGCCATCGCTCCTGTGTCTAAGTCGGAGGCTGTCAGGGTAGTAACTGTTGTAATCCTACGTGGCTTTCTTATGGATCCGGCGGCGTTACTTATAATGCCTGAAAATGCGCTTACATAGACTTCGTCTGTCGTTCCGTCCTCTCCGTAGCACCTGCCTCCAGTATAGTTATCTGCAAGCATATCCAGGATAGTTGCAAGATGTGATTGCGCTGCGCCTGGTATTCCTATTGCAGTCTTTGTATTCGCAAGTTCGGTTGCCACGTTATTTACATTTGCTGCCTCCTCATAATCGACACCGTCTACCAGTGGTGTTATGGTTCCTGCGTCCTCGGGATATGCCATATCTTAGCTCCTTTGCCTTAAACTGCTTAGTAATAAGTCCATCTGTTTTAGTTTGGCTGACGTGTCTAATAATGAACCGCCAAAAGTCAGCTCGATATTGAATCTGCCCTCTGTGCTTGAAAGCGTATATTTTATGCTGTTTATCTGATCCTTATACATTCCGCCCCATATTCCTCCGGACCCGTCATTCTTGATAGTACCCCATATAAGGTTGTCGCCACCGTTTGCTGTGGTGCCCCATATCTTAAGTGTCTGATCGTAGTCCGCGTCAAATACGCCTACGCGTCCTGCCGGGATGGTGTCCTCTATCCGTATGTCAGTATTGAGGATCTTAACTTTTAAGGTTATCGGTGTCTTTGCGCTCTCTTTTAGTTTAGCGGCCAAGAACCGCGCGGCTACTCCATCCGTTGTGATCGCTGAGTTGCTTTCTTGACTCTCTGCTAAAAAATGCCGGTTTTGGCTATCCTCTGCGCCGGATATCTTTATATATGGTGCGTCGTTGACCAGGCCACCCTCAAAATAAATCTTGTTTACGAGATTGTCCCATACTATTCTGCGTTCAAATACCTTTACGTTGTCGCCTATGAAAAACTTATGAGTAAGCGTCCTATTCTGCGCTCTCCAGTAAAAAACAAGATTTTCGTCTACACCGTATTCTACACGTCCCTCTATCTCAGCAAGTGTTTTAAGTGCTTCGGATACCTTGCATCTGAATTCTAACTTATCGGCAGAGAATGACGCTGTGTCTATAGTCCCCTTTGTTATGCTTGTTGGCGTGGTTATAAAGTCGTCTACGATGCTTTCGACGATCGCTGATATACCCATGTTCTCATATACCTTTTTGTCCCCTCCGTCGTGAATAATGATATAATCTAAGAAATCAAAATAGCCTCTTACGTTGAGTGTTATAGTTTCAGGCTCTGCTAATGATGGAACGATACCTGAGAGCCATCCCCTATAAACGAGCTTTGACGCGGATCCGCTTCTTATCCTTATCTGGATATCATCTGCGCCTAAAAAGTCAATCCCACGGTATTCTTTTTGTAGCTTTATCGTACACCTGCCGCAGCCTCCGAGCCTGTTCCACTTCCACGATACGTCAGCGGCTTCTGGTGTGAGATATGCCTTTAGCGTTCCTGCTTTATCTCTTAATTCTACGTTGTAGTAATTAGCATTTACCATTATGGAGTCCACGCCCCTCTATAATATAGCTTTACTGCGGTTAGGGCCGTCCCGGTGAATTCGATTGTATTATCGCCCGGGCTTAGGTTTATGAAGTCGCCCTCGAAATTAGCGAAGTCATCTGTGCCGTCGTTGATTACTTGGAAGTCATCTGTGTCATACCGGTTGTCTATCTCGAGGACCTTGGTCGCTGCGATGGTGCCTCTGTACTTGCAGAGCTCGCCCCTGGTGGTGTTCTCTATTTGGCATGCGTCTGCTACGCCTGCTGCCGGGGCTGTAACCTCTATCTTAACCTTGCATATAGCGTTTCCTGGGTTGTTTATGACGTAGCCGGATCCGCTTGTTGGGACCCTGTCGTCTGTGGTTTCTGTTTCGTTTAGCCAGTACGGGTAATGGGCCACGAATGTCGCTTTCCAGTCTGCTATGGTCCTTAAAGTCTTAAATGAATAATTAAAACTGGTAAGTTGAGCCATCATATATCTGTCATCGTCTGTTGTGAATTTCTGAAATCCGTTTTGAAGCCCGGCCCTCAGTGTGTCAAGGTTTGAGCGCAGGTTGTCATAATCTGTGCCGGCTATATCCCCGGACACCGATATCACTACGCTTGTTATCTTACCGGCCTCTGCTATGGATCCGTCTGACTTAGGTATAGAGGAGAGTTTGACCAACATTTTTGGCTGTATGCTTATCTTTGCTATGGCTATGTTGTTTGTGCTGTCTAAGTTAAGACTTCCAAAATCAATATCGATTGTGTTTGCTGGCATTATCTTATCCGATCTGTTTCGTATGCTAATTGACGCGATACGGCTTCTACCAAGTCGTCTATGTCGTCATCGCTTCTTATCGACGGGTTGTTTATCTCTACGTAAATGTTGCCACCGGTTCCGCCACCCTTTGAAAGTGGGGAGAACGAGAATGCTTCTGCTCCGGCTTCTCCTGCTAAGAATAGCGTGGGCTTAGTGACTACGCCCTGGCCACCCTCAGCCATTGGCTGTGCCGCTATGGTGGCTATCTGCGCTGCTCCTGTTGCAGCTGCTAATGCTCCCATTGCTATGCCTACAGGAAAGAACGGCTGTGTTGTTAGTGCGTTCGTTACCGCCGTGGCTGTGTTCATAACGGCTTCGGCTATTCTTATACCCTTGATAACTCCAGCATACTTCTCGCTTTCGCCCTGGGCTACCTGCAACATTGTCGCTATGCTGCCGACTGTTGAAGCGGTGCCCTCCATTGCATATTTAACCTGTGTGGAAAATGCTTTTTTCTTGGCGATCGCTTCTTTGTCTATTGTCTTTAGTTTTGCTTTGTGTAGTACCGCCTCGGTCTTGGTTTCTACTGCTGCGGCTGCGGCTATCTCCGCTTTCTTTTCTGCAAACATGGCCTTGAATGCTATGATCTGCTCTTGTAGTTGGGTGCTGTAATTTATGTTGTGCTCTGCCTGGAGTTCGTCCATTTTGAGGAGCGATTCCGAAAGCGTTTCTTCCATGTCTATCAGCGCGTCGCGTAACGGTGTTGAATCTATCCAGAACATTTCTGCCAATATGATCGATAGGTTCTGCGCTCCTATGGCTGCGGTCTGTATGGTTACGTTGAAATATTCAAAAAAGAGCACTATGGCGTCCCAGGCGTCCTTGATGTGTCCGGCTCCTAATAGTAGCATTGACACAAAGTTCTTTGCGTGCTCATATGCGTTTGCCAGGCTTGCTGCGACCTTAGCCGTCATGGCTTCGTACTTGCCGGGTTCGTCCTTGAATTCTGTAAAAACTGCCAGGAGTGCCTGGAAGTCCGTTTTTATCTTTTCAAAAAACTTCTCGCCAATGGCCACCTTAAACTGAAACCAGGCGTCTGACATCATTGACATAACGCCGGTCCAGGTATTTGCCAGGCCCTTTGCTGCTCCTACAAACTTGCCGGTTCCATCCTCCCACTGATCGGTCATTGTTTTCATGGTTTGTTCCGCTGAGTATGAAACGCCTGCCTGGAATCCCAGGGCCGCACTTACACCGCGCTCTCTAAACATATCAGCTGAGGCTGCGCCGGCTGAGTACATTCTTATCATCTGCCCGGTCACTTCTCCTACCGACATTCCTGTTCCTGCTGCGAGGTCTACGATAATGGGCATTAGCTTTTTGATTTCCTCTGATCCGCCACTTACAACGGCCGAGAGGTCTGTCGCGCTTGCCATGATTTCTTCATAAGTCTTAGGCACCCGGGAGGCGAGGTCTGACATATCCTGAAAGACCTTGTTGCCCTCCTCCATGCTGCCGAGCAAGAGTTGGAGCCTTACTTGATATTGCTCTACGGTGTCGCCGGCCTTGATTAAGGCATCGGAGAGTTTCTTTATCGCGTAGACGGCCCCTACTATAAGGGCGGTAATCTTAATCCAATGGCGCTGCATAAAAGAGCCCATCTTATTAAAAACTGATGATACTTTCCGGGCTTGAGCTTGCAGGGCTGTCATGCTTCTTTTCATCTTGCTTGTTGCTAAGTCGCGCATTTTCAGGATGATTTCAAGTTCGTTATTGCTCATTTTTTCCCCTTGCTCATTTTGCCTGCTATTACGTTACTCTCCTGCTCGATAACGTCTACGATGTCGTTAAACTTGGCGCCCTGGTCCATCCATCCGCCCGCATCCGGCAGGTACCCTTTCTCATATCTCCTGTAAGCCCTTATGTATTGATATGCTACCGGGTCTACTATGCTTACTGGACACCTGTCAAATTCGTACGATCCTACTTTCCAATGCTTCCCTACCGGGCTTGGTTTCTCGCAGCCGTAGAGTTCTTTTTGGCCATCCGAACACTTCTTGCAATTCAGTTCGAGATAAGGGATCCAAATAGCCAGTGTTAGTTTTTTCTTTCTTCCTCATCCACGTTGTTGATATTCTTGATCTGCTCTGCGAGTTCTCTTACGATGTCGCCTGGTATTATCTTGAGCACTTCATCTGCTACAACATGATATATCTTGCCGTTTACGTTCCGGTCCTCTGCCTTGAAGTAGACCTGCTTACCGTCAGCCTTTATAAAGCCGTCAAATCCTTTTAGGCCAAATGCTACGAAGTCCATTTCGCTCCGGCCTAAGTTAAATGAGGCTTTTGCCTTAGCCTGGCCCGGTTGTGATGGGTCTGTTTCATATTCCCAGGCCACATCTTCCAGTTGCTTACGGATCCGGGTGTCAAGTATTCCCAGGTGCCATTCTGTCTTTGGCTCTCCGGTGTCTAACTTTGACACGTATTTTACCATGCTGCTCAGGTCCAATGCTTTTATTGCCATGCGGTCCTCCTCTTTTCGGTTTGTTAATGTTGTAACTTATTATGTTCAGATGCACTCATAACTTTTAAATTGCTAATCCTATTATCATCAGGAACACCGTTAATATGATGGACAATTTCTTCGTTTGTTAATCTTCTACCTAAATGCATTTCCATAACATATCTATGTTCTGCGATTAAGCCACCTTTATTTTTTGAATATTCTGGTTTATACAATCGTTTATGTCCTGTCTTGTCGTAACTTATACCACCTTTCCACCGAGAAGAATATATCCCCTTGCAGGAATAACCTCTGCTTTTATAATTATGCCTTTGCAATATTCTACTAATTAGCGTGGCATTGGTATTATACTTTTCTCCAAGCCGCTTTCCTGTCATGCCCTCAACATAATCATTGCAAATCATAAGTTCTTCTTTATCAGAGAAAATTCTTCTATGATTTTTTTCTCCAATAATTGACGCGCAACTTCTGCGAGCAATGCCAATTTTCTTTAAAACATTTAAAATGGCAACGCTGCAACAATTATATTCAAGAGCTAACTGATTCAAACTTCTTCCCTCCAAATATTTCTTTCCAATCTCATTCCATTTTCCGCTTAACTTACGCTTCTTTCTAATCTTCATACTTACCTCCCTTACTTATAATTATATCATAAGTAAAGGGCATTGTCAATTCAAGTTAAAGAAATAGAAAGTTCATCATCGCCTGCGTTACGTGCTATCTGGATAGGTAACGTGAATATCCTTACCCCATCCCTGTCGCCAAGTTTTGGGGCCCTTAAATAGCACTTAGGGGCTGTTATAGTGGCAATATTGCCTGCGTCTGATCCGATTGCTATGGATAGCGCCTTTGTTGTGCCTGAATGGAAGTAGCTTAGGAAGTCCGCGTTACTTTCCGCGCGCAGTACCGCTTCCAGGGTTATTTCGCCCTCAGGGTCCCTATCTGTTATGCAGAAGCCTTTTATGCCCTCTGTCTGATTCATGTCCGGCCTTTCAGCTATGGTGTTGCCGAGCTTCAAGGTTATTTTTTCGCATATTGCCGCGTATGACCCGAAAGTCATTGTCAGGCCTTTCATGATCGGTGGGTTCGGGCTGTCAAACGTAGGAGCTACGATCACGCTGTCTGTTGGTAGTGCGTATAGTGCTTTTCCTGAGAATACTTCGATGCCCGGTTCTCCGGCTGTAAGCTCAAGCTCGTAATCACATACACATCCGAGCAGGTTGTAAAGTACGCCGTCCAGGTGCGCCCTGATTGCGCAGCTTTCGAAACTGCTTGAGCGTGGCGCATAGGTTACGCTTGTAGATGATACGATCGTTTCGTTTAGGCCTGCTGCCTTATATAGCGGGCTGCGCCTTGGTGATGTGCCTGCGGAGCCGGATCCTCTTAGGTGTGTCTTTACGCTAAAAGCAAATCCTGTCTTACCCCTTAGCTCCTGGTACTTTGATAGGTCATCATTGCCGTATGCCCTTTTTATCATGTTTGGCTCGATGTCCGGTGACTCGAATTCATAAGCCATTACTGAATTGTCGCCTGCTGCCGGCGTTGGGTCTGTCCCGTAGGTGTCCTCTACCTTTGCCAGTATTACTGTTTTTTTGGTTAGCATTGCACTCATTTTACCGCCTCCTTAGTAGATATATGTGTCTACTATTTTTAGGTTAATAGTCAATAAATAATAATTTTCTGTTGCCTGTATGTTCCAGGTATTGTATTTTAAAATCCTGACGAATGAGCTCCAATTTATCGGCTTGTCGAGCGTCGTCAGAATGGTATCTTTCTTCCGGTGCATGTCGTCCCGGTTGATCACGTCGCTATTGGCTGACTTGTCAAAGGCTATCTGCGCCTGCCATTCCTGGACGTCGTAGAACCGGTCCACGATCGTTTCCGAATCCTCCTCGTCCATTTCTCCGCTTAGGCAGTTGAGTATAAACGTGTTGCCGTATTCGTTGCTTGAGGCGTCTGCGAAGTTAGACGCTTCCTCTGATTCCTGGTAGCCCAGGCCTTTTAACAGATTCGCTATGCCTACCTTTACTGTATCGTATGCCATTATTTGCCTCGCTTAATTGGTTCGATCTCTGTGGTTTTAGCCGGTAGTAGCATGCACTTGCAATGTTCCCGACATACTGTTGCCCCTGTCCTCGGCAGCCCTTGGGCCTCCCATTCCTCCCATGTGGCCGTCTTGTTGTGCCTCTTTATGCAGTCCGGGCAGGTGTTAATGAGGACCGCTACCCACCTGTATTTTATGTCCTCTATGCCTAATTCTGACACTTCTGCTATATCGCGCATGCGGTTGGTATTGCCCTTTGCTGTGGCTTTCATGCCACTTAGGAATTCGCCAAATATTCTGCCCTGTGATTCCAGGTCCTGTAATAGTTCTTTTTTGATAACGTCCTTAGCCGTACCGGCTGCCAGTCTTGATTCGATGTATTCCTCAAGTGTGACCGATGTCCGCACGGCCTTGCCCTCAAGGTGGATCTCTAAGACCTCAGCTTCTCGTTCTAATGCTTCGTTAAAAAGTCGCTCGTCAGGCATGTTCTATGGCCCTCTTTATCTGTGCACGCATAAAAGACATTATGTCAGCGTGCATACCCTCTGATATGCCGAAAAAGTTAAAAAATTTACGGCCTCTTTTGCTGTCTACACCTTTGATTTGTAGCTTCTTTGCTATCTCGTTACGCTCATCGTTTATATATATCATTACCGAGGCGTTGCCCCGGCGTTTGTATTGGAATGAGCTTCTTAGCTTGCCCTTATCTATCAGTGGCCGGGAGTGTCCTTTTTTCATTATGGTGTACGGCTCAAGTGGTGGAAACTTCTTGCCCTCCATGTCCCGGTTGCTGTCTATGTTGTGTGCTAACATAGGGATCACGATCCGCTGTGCTACGAGTAGAAGCTGTTTTTGAAAATTAAACTTTGGCAAATTGATGTCTGATTTAATCGTTGCTTTTATCATCGTCGAGTTCCTGGTTTAAATTCGGGTCTTTGCTGTTCTGTATCTTAATGTCCTCGTTATCTGCTATGTGTTCCTTGACTATCTCTGCCAGGTCTAAGCCGGCTGCTATTGCGCGCTTGGCAAACTTGACCTCTATTATATCCTCTACGGCCTGAG